CCTACGGGCCGCCCCCCCGCTACTAGCCCGTAGGTGTCTCCGCAGCCCCTGTCGGACTTCCGTTCGGCGGGGGCTGTCATTTGCGATACGCTCCCGCAGCATGGCAAGGACGCCACGCCCACCACAGCCCACAAACCATCTAGACGCACTTCAAGACATCGCATGGGATCTACGCGACTTGAACCTGCCCGGCATCGCTGGCGATGTCGAGGCCGTGCGTGAATGCCTCGTCATCATCCTCGACCTCACCCGGCACGGCGACTGCCTGTTCGGCGACGAACTCCGCAACATCCTCGGCGTGCGTCATGCCCTGCGGCCCCGCCGTGGCACAGACCTCGACCCTATGAAGGGTCAGCGGATGGCACGCCGCGAACGCACGCGGAAGCGCGTTAGACGGTCACGAGCGTATCGGAGATCGAAGGCGTAGCCGAGACAGGCAGGAAAATCCCGTATCGCTCCGGCTGAAGCCAACGCTGGAAGCCCTTCATGAAGAGGCCGTTGCTACTGCCGTCGCTAGTCACGCTGATCGTGCCGCTGTCGCCCACCGCCCAATCGCTCGTACCCGGATAGATGAGGATGCTCGGCCCCACGCTGCCGGGGTACATCTGGGTCATCGGAGCCAGCACCACCTCGTCGATGTAGAGGATGCCAGTGTTCGCAATTGCCGTAGTGCTATAGATGTCGAGGTAGAGCGTGGTCGGCAAGGCGCTCTTTGCGATGCTGAACGTCGCACTGCTGATCGCATACGAGGTAGTCAGCGAGGCGAGGTTCAGCGTGACCGCCGATCCGACCGTGGTGCCAGCAGCGTCCCGCAACGCCACCACCACCGTCCCCGTGGTCGCAGCACCCACGCGCGCGTAGAGGATCAGTGCATAGTCCCGCTCGGCCTCCACCTGCGTCGGAGCGCCGCTGGCGGACGCAATCTGCTGCCGGATGCGGGTCAACGTCGAACCGTCGCCCGTGAACTGGAGCGCGTACTCGCCGCGAGCCGGAACCGTGCCGCGAAGCACCTGCGTGCCCGCCGTTCCAGTGACGATGCTCCAGCCCTGCGGCGTGTTGCTGGTCCACGATTCAAAGTCGCCGTTGGCAAGGATCGAAACGCCCGGCGTACCGACGCTGGCCGTGACGGCTGCCGTGGTCGCGTTCACGCTCAGGTTCGTTCCCGAGCCGCCAGCCCATTCGGTGTTATTGCTCGCGAGCGCGGCAACGCCCGTCAACTGGAACGTCCCCTGCCCAAAGTTGCCCACGTTGCCGCCCACGGTGCATCGCAGCCCGATGGACTCCGTGAACATCTCCTGAAGGAACACGGTCGAGGATGCTGGCCGGTAGCCGCGAACCAGCACGGTGCCATTGCCCTGATTGCCGCTCGTCGCGGAGAACGAAATGCTGCTCGTACCCACGGATCGGTAGGTGTCGCTTCCAGCCACCAGACGAGCGTAGACCTCCCGTAGAGCGGTCTGCACCGACCCGTCATACACACCAGTCTCGCGGCGGATGTAATCCACCACGAACGAATTGATCGACTGCGCGACCTGCCCGTAGATGCCAGTGCCGATGCTCGCCGACAGGCCAGTCGCTGGGATGCTCAGGTCGGCCAGATTGCCGACGCTCGCCCGATCACTGGTCGAGGCGAACGTGGTGAAGATGCTGGTGAGGTTCGCCCCGTACAGCGGGCTGGTCTGCGTCTTGACGCTGTTCTGGTAGCCGAACAGTTTGCCGATGCGGGTCGAGAAGTCGGTAGCGCTCCATGCCATGCGTGCATATTAGCCTTCGGCGGCCCACTTTCCGATAGGACAGGCCTCGGCCGGTAGGCGAACCTTCAGCCCCGTAAAGCAGCCGCAAATGGTGCAGGTGTGGCCGGTCCATTGGTCGCAGGCTTTGCAGACCTCTAGACGCCTGCGGCTCATCTCGCTCTCGGCAGTCATTACGGACTCCGCAATCTTTGGAATGGCTGCCAGCCGGGATGCTGCCATCGCACCCAATTCACGCATCCGACGCTTACCGAGTTCCAACTGCTCCGGAGTCATGTCACGACCAAACTTCCAATGGACCCATCCTCTTGCAGAAAGTCATATCGGCCTCGCGGGTTGCAATCCAAACTTGGATTTGAGTCATAGACCCAGTTGGAGTGATATGCCTCTAAAGCGGCCCATACCCCATAGGAGGGGGTTGGAAATCCTCGCAGCACACCGCCTGAACCTCGGAGATTCAAGGTTTCAAAGAATCCTTGGCTTTGCTGGCCTTGACCCGGAGTGGCATCAGGACTGCAAAACCCAACCTGATTCAATGGCAGCAGGATAAATGGAACGTCATCGAGTTGCACTCTCGGAGCATTAGGTGGCGTGTAGGTGAAACACGGGTTCGCTGCAAAATCGACTGGAGTTGGCACGCAGGTTTGTTGCCCGTCGCAGAATCCAGCACCGTCAGCGCGTATGCCCTTATAGAAAGTGATGAGTAGCGTCCACAGCGTATTGATCGGGTTTGCGATATTTCCCGGCAGACCATCGCAGAATTGAAACAGCCGAACACTCATAAACACCGGATACGTTTTGCACGGTCCCGAAAAGTATCCATATGCCTCACTGATTTGTCCGACTTCAATCGGAGTGCTGCGATATTGCCATACTCGACTCGCGACGTAACTGTTACCGGCATACGTCGCCATGGTTTCCCGATAGCACAGATGCGCCTGAACGCTGCCAACGGGTGAAGTGAACGGAATGAAATCCGGAGCCGTCGCCGGATAGCAGTACGGTCGAGAGCACAGGGCATAGCCCAATCCCTCAAACGGCACTTCAATCGACACGGTATTGGGCGTCACCGTTCGATCCGCACAGGCAATCGGGCACGGGTTGACTGGTGGAGGACCGCAGCAGCACCCCGCGATCACTTGCGACATGGCTAGGCCTGTTCCATCACGCCAGAGCCAACAAGCGACAGCGAAGCCGCCGTGCCCGCGTACCCGCGCAGTTCATGGCCGTCAGGCACAAGAACATTGTCCACCGAAATGGACGAATAACCAGTGATGTCGAAGTGATACAGCAGCCAGTCGCCTTGCTGGCAGAACGCCCGGCCAGCGGTCACCCCAAGGAACACATGCACCGTTGCATTGTTCTCATTGCATATCTGGATGCGACGGAAGAAGTACGAGGCACCGGCTGCGATCAGCAGCGGCGCTTCGCTCGTAGTCAGAGGCTTGCGCAGGATGAAAGACTGGCTCATTCGATCTCTCCGGGTGGCTCTGGCTCACTGCCCACGGGCGGTTCCTCGCTCGGCTCGGGATTGTACGCGACGATCCCCGCAATCGGCACTGCGGCCGCGAACCCCGTACCGCTTGCGCCGCTGTTTTGCCACGCCTCGGTCAATAGTGGCGTGGCACTGCCCGAGCATGTCACCTGCACCCCGTTCGGAGCGTAGATGAAAAACACCGTCATGCCGGTTGGCGTGATGTATTCGTAGCACGGTGCAATGCCCCTCGGGCTGGCTCGCGTGATCTTTACCGCCGTCCCGGTCGGGTTGTACCGCAAGGTGCCGCCGTCGAAATCCTGCGCGGGGACATTCGCCACGGTGGTCCCGATTGTCGCCATCTCGCAGAGGTTCAGCGCACGCCCCTCCATGGCAAGATTCTCGACGCCCCACTCGTTCGCCTTCCGGAAGGTGCCGTCGGCGAGATTGTCCGGGGCAACCTCCTTGAACGCATACAGCCACACGAATGGATCGTTGGTCGTTGCGTCCCGCTTGAGCACCGTCTGCTGCTTGATCTCGGCAAGGAACGTTCGGACGATCCCAGACCGCTTCTCAAGCCGCTGGAGGTTCATGCAACCGTTTGCAAAGTAGGCCGATCCAAGGCCCAGCGCTCGCACGCGATCCGGCGTCAGCAAGTGCGGGAACAGCAGCGTGTCCGTGTTGCTGCCCCAGAGCCGGTACTGGACCGGCTCGCTGCCCATCCCGAATCGGATCTCGTCCCACTGCAGGCCAGCCGAGGGCGTTTCCCGCATCGACGGGGCCGTGAACCCATACGCCGGCATGCGATTCAGGACCACCTCGCCGTCGATGATCTTGCCCGCATCCTTGTACCGATTCATGATCGTGGAGAGCCGCTGGTCAATGGCCTGCGCCCATGGCTTCTGCCACCACAGATTCTTTGCCGCCGTGCGAGTCCTGTTCCAGACGTTGAACTGCGAAGCGCTCGGAGCCGTGCCGATGTCATAGTCCATCATCGAGCCGTCCCGGCCGTAGTAGGCCGGAAGATGGTCGCCCACGAAATGAGTCCGGCCGTTGCCATTGCTAATCGCGTAATAGAGGGGCGGCCTGTCGGATGACTCCAGAGACAGATGCCGAACCCCATCCGGCGTGGACATGCTTCGCCAGTCAACGTAGACCGCCGTTTCATCCTGTCTGCCGTAGACGCTCACATATCGGATCGGATGGACGGTCGCCCACCGGCCGGGCAATTCGTTGGTGATCTCATTCAAGCCGCCGCCGCAACGGAAGGGGCCGTTCCAGTACCACCATGTAGGCACGTCCGCGTAGCCCGTGGTCGCGTAGCCGGGCAGGCCGCTAGTGACTGGCCGCAGGGTCAACTGCGACGCGAACCGATCCCAGAACCAGACGCAGCCGATGCGGGCCGCAATCTCGTCTAGAGCCTCGCCCACGCTCTTACCCCTCAGGTCGAGGTTGAGCATGTCGCCGGGCTTCTCGTACTGGTCGGCCGTCTGACTGTAGATATACGAAATGGCCGACCGGTCGAGCACGCCAAAGCCGACCTGTGAGACATAGGCGGAAATGATCTCAGCCGCCGACCAGCAGGTATCGCCATGCCACCCGCTCGGGCTTGGGATGCCGAGCATGAGCGTGTTCGTGATCGTGCCTGTGCCGCGATACGCAGGACCTGATGGGCTAGGTGGCTGATAGGTCGAGGTCTTGGCCGTGGCCGCGACGAGGTGCAGCGGGTTCTCCGCGAGCATGTTCCACTGGTCGCGTGCCACGCCAGCAGCACCCGGAGTCTCCATGCTGAACACGGTCTGCCCGTTGAGCCGAAACCGGGCATCGGCAAACCGCAGGATGAACAGCGAGCCGCCATACGCGGGGAACGCCGGATCAGTCACCCGCTGAGCCGATCCCGCAGCGCTGGCTAGAAGTTCCTGTGCATGTACAAGGGTCAAGTTCTGCCATGTCATCTGGCGACCAAGTTGCAGTTTGGTCACTGGTCGGTTGGAAAAGGCCTGTGTCGCACCAGAGGTAAGTGCTTCCGTTCTCGGAGCCACCACATCGGTTGCATCATCGACTGGGGCCGGAACTATCGGCACTGCCCCCTCGCTGATGTTGGGCGGTCCCGTTGGTCCCGGCTTTTCGCCGGGCTGAACTCCACCGCCCTGCGATGCCTGTGGCTCAAAGAGGTAGAGCGTAAATAGATCGTTGAAGGAGTTTGATAGGAACTCTTCCTTCAGTGGGAACGCATCCGGCGTTGCCTGATTCGACATGTACGCCAGCACGGTCATGGTGCCATGCCGTGACGCACCCACGAGCGCCGTAGTGGCTACGTTCACATCGTCCGGGTCCATACCTGCCCGTTCGATGTCCGCGTCAAGGGCGTCACTTCGTGCGATGACGTAGCCCGCGAAGGCACCGTTCCGCAAGATTTCGCCGCCCACCTGCGTCATGCTTGATCCGAAGCGTAGTCGCTTCGCGTCGCAGCGCCCGATGCGTCGATCTGTAGCGAATTGATCTCATTGTTCGATGAATACAAGCCGCGAGCCTGTGATACTGCCGCAGGTGCCCAGACCCTTCGCGGGAACGCTTCGCCTGCCGTGCGAGTGTTCGGACTGCTGGCAGTCTGCACTTGAATCTGTCGCGTGGCCACAACGGCAAACACGGGCTTACCCGTGGCGTCTGGCGGAGCATTGTTCACGCTGATCCGCTCGTTCAGCACCACGAACGGCTCGCCGATCTGCGGATACGGAATCGCGGGACTCATCGTGTTGGACACATACCGCACCACCTGCGTGACCACCACTTGCGGCATCCGGGTCTGGAATGGCCACTGGAAGTACCCGCCCGTGGCCTCTAGATATCGAACGCCAGAATCCTCTGTATGGAAGTCCTGCGTGCCGTCCAGATGCTTGATCTTGTTCTCGGGATCGTTCAGCCCATTGTCGGGCTGTAGCGGCGTGGTTTCATTATTGCCCTCGCTGTCCTCAATATCGGCATCCGGGTCTTCGTTCGCAACGTCCAGCGTAGATTCCGTCCCGCCTGCATCTGGATTGTTCTCGATGACGTTGGAAATGATGTCAGGCGTGAGGCACGGGTCCCATCGAAGTCCCGTGATCTTGTTCACATACTGGCCGCCAGTCGGGTAGGCGCTAACGTATCGCGTGGTGCCGCCCGAATGCGGGTCTGTGAACATGTCCCGCACTACCGAGATATCCACCTGCTTATCGCTCTGCCCCTGAGCCTGAACAGTCAGTTCAACCCTGTTGCGGGTGTAGATGTTCGGCTCACGAACGGAAATGGACTGCACCAGATCGTTGAGGAAGTCGATGCGGGCCATCGCTGCCTCTACCGCGACATTCAGCAGCAGGCCCGGAGGCGTATCCGGCTCGCCTTCAAAGTGAGCGTTGAAGGTCTTGGTGCCGAGCATGTTCTGAAGGCCACGCTCATAGGTGAACGAAGCATCCCCCATCATCACGGGGTACTTCAGTTCGCGGAACACCATGCGGTCCTCGATATCGAAGGTCAGTGTGGTGAGCGAAGCGTCCAGCACGAAGTTCTGCCGCACGCGACGGAAGAACGGTCCGGGCTTGCCTGCGATCAGATTCCGATAGAGGTCCGGGCTGTTGCCATAGTCCTGATTGCTGACGTTCGGGATGATCTGCGGCGTGCCTAGGGGGGCGATCTGATTTTGGGCCGATGGTCGTGCAGAGATTCGCAGCGACCCAGATCGCGTCATTGTGATGAACCCAGCCTCGTCGAGGTTTTGGGTCACGTTCATCTCAAACTTCTGGAGGCGTGTTCCGCCGCAGGTGAAGTAGGTGAAGGTGAACGTAACGAAGGTCACGGCGTTGGAATGGTTCCCTTCGATCCGGCTCACGCTCACATTTGGCATCGGCCCTTGTCGAGCATCGCCAGCCGATGCTCCATCGCTGCCATCGGCCAGCACATACCACGTTCCCGTATCGGAAGTGAACTGCAATTCCAACTTTCCCCGGGGCGAGTTCAGGCTATTGCGGATGACGTCAATCGCTCCCGTAGCGGATGCCAACGGATTTCCGGAGATGATGGCCGTGCCCGATACGGTTTCCTTGCGTCCGGATCGGTTGAAGTTTTCACCATCGTAGATGTTTTCGACGTTGAATGACGAGAGCCGGACATTCGACAGCGTGATAGCCGATAGGCCGGGCGGTGTGTATTTGAGATTCATGGCGTTGCTCTTCCCGGCCTACTTGTTCGCGTGGGCTTGGTGCGGATCGGGACAGTCACGGGGCCGCGAACGCCGGGCACGGCGGGCACGCCGGGGAATCCGCCAGCGCCGAGCATGGTGAGCGTGTCGAGCGCCCAAGCGTTCGTGCCGCCAGCACCCTGCGTCTGGTTCCAACTGTTGTAGAAGTTCTGTAGCGTGCTCGCGATGGTTCCAAGGAAGCCGCCGATAGTGCTCATCTGTCCTTTGCCCGGCGGGAACAGCCATCCGAGCAATCGCATGACGCCGCCCGCAGCCGGGACTGCACCCAACGCACCCGCCATGATGTTGTAGGTGTTCACGTTTGCGGTGTTCGCCGCATTGATCCCCCGCACTACGGCATTCAAGTATGACACGATGACGGGAATGAGGTTGAAGGCCGCCTGCAACATGTTGGCGATTCCCTCAAGGATCGGGATGATGGCGGACATAATCAGAGCCTTCACCAGCAGTATCCACGGCTGGAACAGGTCTTTGATCTTGTTCCACAGTTGCGAAATCTGCGTATACATGGGGCCGAGCACGCGGGCCTCCCGCATGTCTCTACGCATCTCGCTGAGGCGATTGGCCGCGTCCTGCAACGCCATCGGAGCACTCACGGCAGACAGTTCGCCCACCCGATCCAGAACCCGTCCCACAAGCGAACGGATGGCGATGGCCGCTCCTGCGGTCAGTCCCAATGGAACGAGCATGGCGGCGACCGCTCCAGCCGTGATTCCGCCTCCAGCCATTGCGGCCGCTCCACGGGCTGCACCGACCACACCAGACACCCCAGACCCTTGAGCGCCCGCCTGCACGATGCGTCCAAAGGCTGGCAGGTTCGCCATGATGCCAGCCAGAGCCGAGCGAGCAGCCTCGCGTGCCTGCCCCATGCTGTCCCTTGCGGCCTGACCGGCCGAGGGGCCACGAGCCATGGCACCGCCTTCGCCGAACTTGATCGTGATTTCGCCAAGATCCTCAGCCATCGGTGTAGACCCTCAAGAGAGTGCGGAAGGTGATCGTGGCGTGGGCTAGTCCAGTGACGTCGTCCATGCCGCCGTTGATAACGGACATGATGACGATGTTCTCGCTGCCGGTCACCTCATGCTTGTTCAAGGCAGAGCCGATATCGACCGCGTACTGGAACGCTCCCTTCGATGCCGTCGCTCTGGTAAGTGCCTGCGTGGGCTTGCTAGCAAAGTCGTATTCCGACTTGACCACGGCATGCACGCGGAACTCCAACTGGAACACGTTCAGACCAGTCTCATCCCCGAGAATGGTCATGCTTACGGGTTCGATCTGGAAGTTCGGCACAGCCGAATCCTGTAGCCGCAACTTGTCCACCACGAAAATGCGATTCGATGCGAGGCTGGTCTGCAAGTTCAGCCGCGTGATGACATCGGCGAAGAATGCTCCGATGGTGGTCGCCGTCGAGGTAGCCATTACGGGATCACGGTGTTATTGATCGTGGGGCTGCCCGAGGTCGGCAGTTCGATGCCGTTGGCGAACGGAGCGAAGAATCGCTCGGTGTATGCCAGCACTGTGCTCGCGTAATCGTTGGTGATCTGCACCGTGGCGTAGTCGCCGATGCGCCAGTCCGTCGAGCCTCCGATGATCTGGAGGAATTGACCGTTCACGCCTGCCTGAGTCGGTGCATAGACGAAGGCGCAGTCGATGGCGTAGACGTTTGCCACGCCGGGATTGATGTCGAACTCCACGCGGATATCCGCTGTCGGAGCGTAGAACGAATTGATGTAGGAACCCGAATACAGATTCCACGAGGTCGAAATCGCTGGCCCGCCCGTGGTGGTATCCACCGTGGCCAGATTCGCACCAGTGGACCCGTTGAACAGGTTCATCTCAATGATCGGAGTGGACGGGGGCGACGAACCGCTCACCCGCTTTGCCCAGAAACCAAAGATCAGTCGCCGGTTTGGTCCAAGGATGCGATTCGATCCAGTCTGCTGGAGCACGGTCTGGGTCGCACCGTTGATCTGAATGGCCGAACCGCCACGGAAGGTTCCAGAGGTCAACTGGCTAGCGTTGGCAACGCCCGTCGTGAAGGTCCAGTCATTGAGCGTGCCACCCGTCCACGAGTCGAAGCCGCCGTTGGTCAGGGTATTGTCGCTGCTGACGTAATCACTACTGGCGAGATTGAATGCAGCCCCAGAGCCGCCCGGCCAGTTGTACGAAGTCACGTCGGACGTGCGAAGTCCGCCGGTCACACGGAAGATTTCGCGGCCCGAAGTCGTGCCCGTGGTGGTATCGCTGATGCACTGGAATGTGAGCGTTTCGGATGCTGACATTTGGGACGGCGTGCCATGCAGTAGCACTTTGCCGTTGCCGACGTTGCTGCCCGAGTAGGAAACGCTGCCCTGCGTGATCGTGTTTTGCAGCAGGCTGGTGGTCGCCGCTCGCATCTGCCGGTTCAGTTCGTTCAGGGCCGCAATGACATTCTTGGGGATGTTCGCGTTATCCGCCGTCACCATCTCGGTCAAAGTCTTGACGCCACCGGCGATGGTCTGCCGCACGCTCGGATCGGCTGCCGCGTAAAGCGACAGGTAATAGTCGAGCACCTGCGAAATCATGTAGCGCGTGCTGGAGGTGTATTGACCGTCCAGACCAACGCCAGAGAATGCACCCGTACCGTTCACCCGCTGCACCATCGTGTTGCGAGCGTCGATCTGCGCCTTGGCGATGCCAAACAATTTTCCCAGTCGGGCGTATAGGTCGGTCAGGCTGACGGCCATTCAGGCCTCCTCTCGTCTGTCCTGAAGTGTGCCGCAATCTGCTCCCGGATGCTAGGGGAACGTCCCGTGAGGGATGCAGCAAACGATGCCACCTGCGCCTTGTTGGCGAAGGCCAAGCCGACACCCTGAAGCACCGGCACCGTTTTCCAGCCGTTTGCTGTGCTCAGATTCATCATCAGCCCCAGAGCAACGTCTGAGGGCATCTGCCACGGAGTGGCGCCGTAGACGGCGGCGAAGATCGCTACGGCGCGCCAGCGTTTCCCAAGGACTTCAGGCTCATGGTCACCCGAAGGGCCAAGGCCAAAGCCTCAGCATCGGAAAGCGTTGCAGCCATTTCCGTTGGTCGAATGGAGGATCGAACGGCTGCCATCAACTGCTCCTTCGTCGGGTCCTGATCGGCTCCGGCAAGGGTCAGTTCTGACAGCACCAGCAGGGCGTCGATTCGGAACGCCTTGTCGCCCACGGTGAACTCGTGAATGAATGTCGTGTCTGAGGTCATGCGACAAGCCTATCAGGTGGTGGTAAGCGTGTAGAACGTCCCGCCGCCAGAGGTATCGAAGTCGGGCAGGATCTCGCCAGAGAACACCAGCCGGGTGGCCCGATTGCCGAAGTCCGTGAAGTTCAGATTGATGACCCGAACGCGGGTCACCTGAATGCCCAGACGGCTAGAGATATCGGGGTTCAGCGTAAGTTTGATAGTGTTATCGTTGGCTTCCGTGGCATGTCCAGCATTCGTCAAGCCACCCACAACCGGGTAGGAGGCTGCAAGGCCTGAACCGGCCGAGTTTCCGCCCGAGCGTCGCTGCAACTTGAGAGCCTCGTCGCGGTCGAATGATGCCAGCGAAAAGTTCACGGTCGCGGTCGCGCCGGTAAACACACTCTGCGCGGGCATGTCGCCGTATTCGTTTGTGTTGATATCCGCGTATCGGTTCGTGATTTCGATGCGGAAGAGGTCATTGTTATCACCTCGGCCGAGAACGGTATTTCCAGATCCGCCCGCATTGCTCCACTCGATGGTGTGCGGGCCTGTGACTTCAATCGCGGTGGGCATAGTTCAGTCCTCCGAATTGATTCTAACGAGCACCCAAGGCACGGGCGATAGCACGGGCCACCTCCCTGCGAGCCTCGATGGGCATGGCGAAGATCGGGCGGGCCGGAACGGTAACGCCACGCTTGGCGTAGAGAGCCTCCCCCTTGCCCTTCACGTCACCGCGTGCGGCTCGTCGGGTGAACGGGATACGGTTCGGGCCGCTGGTCTTGAACCCGTGCTGGTGGTACATCGCGTGCAGCGGCCCCTTGAGGGTCAATTTCACCCCGTCTGGGATCACGGTTTGTTCCGCCGTCAGGCTGCGGAACAGGTCGCCCGTGTCATAGAGCGGCACGCCGCCCTTGCGGTAGTGGTCGATGAACTTGGCCTTCTTGCCCTTCCCGACCTTCAGCCGAGCGGTATCGGCCCACAGGGCCGCGTAGCCGCCGATGTCCCGGCCCCGCTCGCGGATACGGCGCTGGGCCTGCTTCACCAAGATCCGGGCGACCTTAGAGGCCGCCAGACGACCTAGCAGCGTTTCCCGCAGGCCCATTAGTAGGTCTGACTCCGCCGGGTCGGGTAGAACTCCGAGTCGCTGACGAGCCGCAGCGATCCTCTAATGGCCTGCGAAATAACCGAAACGGATGCTGTACCGGCCGCCCGGTTCGCGTCCACGGCGAATACCCGCCTGCCGTCCCGCAGGTCATTCAACATGCTCTGTGCCCGGTTGGCCTTGGCCTTGACGCTCTCCGGCACTTCGCCGCCTCGTCGCTCGAACAGGTAGCACAGGGCAAGGTCGGCCACCAGCCCACGCAAGAGAGCGTTCCCGTCCGTGGCCAGCGTTTCCAGTTCCGTCACCGTGTACGCCTGCGACCGGGTAGCAGCAGACGCGACTTCCTCGCCGCCCCGCAGCAGCACTTCGGTTAGGATCGTGCTGCTGGAAACCGTCCCGTCCGCATTCGTGTCCGAGATCAGTTCCTTCAGCAGACGCTCATCGATATGCAGGATCGCGTTCGTGTTGCTGAGTAGTTGAGCCATCGGCATGGTTCATTTCTCCAAGAAAGAGGGCCGCCCCGTGATTAGCGGAGCGGCCCTTGAATCAGTCACCTGAACCGCTCAGGAGTTCGCGTCCGCGATGTAGAGAGCCGAGAGCGGAGCCGTCAGGACGGCCGCGCTGTTGTCGGTCACGCTACCACGCACGCGACGGTTCCATGGGTCCTCCAGAGTCTCAACGGTCATGTCCTCGTAGGCGAAGATGGTCGCGCTGCTGAAGGACGGGCCTTCATTGCCGACCAGACCGCCCGGACGGCTCACGAACACCATGCCGGGAGCCGTCGAGGTGCCGTAGAGGAACGAACGCGATGGGCTGCTGTTGCCCTTACGAGTCGTGACTCGGGTGGTATCATCGACCACCACGCCGCCCAGACCAAACAGAGTCTGCGGCAGACCGTAAGCCGCGAAGGTATCGTCGCCCTTGAGGAACGACAGAGCGGCAGGGTAGTTCTTGACGTAATCGCGAACGCCATCGCTAGTTGCAAGGATGCGAGCAGTCGTTGGGTTGACAACAAGCAGGATGTCCTTCGGAGACACCGCGCCGACTGTGTTCTGGACGATCTTCTCGATGGCCGCACGGATGATCTGCTGCACGCCATCGGTACTAGTGATGTTTGTGCTAGTCACCAGATCGGATGCGTTGGCAAAGTAGTTCGTGCCGGTGGTGTAGTTGCCCGTGGTGGTCAACTCCGTCGCCATGCGGAGCGAACGGTGCGTCATCATCTTTGCAGCAGCGATGCGAGCATGCGACGCCACGACATCCCACTGAGCCTGCCGAGCAGTCTCCTGCGGGATATGGAACGACGACTGGAAACGCTGGCAGGTGAACTGCAGCCAGTCGATGTCGCTGTTGATGCCGGTCGGGCGATCCTCGCCAAGAGGCCACTGGTAGTCCTGCGTGTTGACCACTCTGGCAGTCTCTTCCTCGTCGATGCGGAGGTAGTAGCCGCTCATCTGCTGCACGGGCACGATCTGCGCGTACTGCGTGATGGGGAAGCGGTTGACCGAACGAGTGAACTCAATCTGGATCTGCCCAGTGGCAGCCGAGAAGGTGGGGATGAAGGTATTCAGCCCACCACCAATTCCTACTTCAGCCATTGCTCATTTCTCCTTGTGTTGGGGGTTGGCTGGATTACAGAGTGGTCGGGTAGTAAACCATGCCGCCGTTGCGGCAGATGCGGATGATCTGGCCGGTAGCGCCAGTCTCCAGAGCCACATAGCCCTGATAGCGGAACGCCGGGCCAGCAGTCACCACAGCCGAAATGGCCTTGCCATCGGCGTCTGACTGGACGCGACCGCCACGCACCACTGCGCCGCCGCACTCGACCAGAACCACGTCGCCGCCCTGAAGCGTGATGGGAGTTCCGTCAACGGCATGCTTGTCAGCGTTCGTGCCGACCGAAGTCAGCGTGCTGCCGTCAGCGACGCCGATGACATTGTCGATGGCAGAATCAACCTGCTCGCCCTTGTTGTCATTGACCGTCGCGGGGCTACCAGCGGTGGTTTCGACGCGCACGAAGCGGTACGGATAAATCGTGCCGCTAGCCAGAAGTGCCGGAGTATCAGAGAAAGATCCCATGTGTCAGTTCCTTTCGATCAGGCCTTCTGGCCCGAATACTTGGCGAACAGAGTCTTGAACTTGGCGAGGTCACCCGCCGCCTCGGCCACGGCCCGAGCCGTCGCCGCCTTCACATCCAGAGCCGCACCGCTCTCGTCGGTCACGGCATGCGCCGCAATCGGAGCCACGCCGATGGGGTCCTTAGCCATCGTCGCCTTCCAGAAGGCCATCTTGGCCTCCGGGCGGGGCGAGTCAGCCAGTTCCTCGACCATCGCGTTGCGGAACTTGCCGCAGCGGTAGCCACCAGAAATCATGCCGTCCACCTCGCGGCCGAACCGCTCCAGACGGAGTTGACGCTCCAGCGTCTTGTTCGACTCCTCAAGGGCCTGAACGCGGGCGAACAGAGCCTTCTCTGCCTTGCTGCTGGTCTTGCTCATGCTGGTCTTTCCGCCGTAGGCGGCCTCCATCTCTTTTTCATCCTCTTCCTCGGCCTCGCCCTGATGCGATCCGATATCGACATGCACGCCGTCGCCGAAGTTCTCCTCGTCCTCATCACCGTCGATGGGGCCTGCGAACTCCATGCCGCCTGCGGCCATCGCCTCAGCGTCGGCCTCCTGCTCATCCTTGGCCTCGTCCTCCGCCTCGCACTCCATAGCAGCGGCGGCGACCTTCTTGGCCTCCTCGTCGGCTTCCATCTTCTTCTTCATCTTGCTCGGCATTTGCTTCTTTCCTGTTCCTGCGGAGGGGATGAAAGTGTTGAGTCCACCGCCGACGCCAATCTCCGCAAATTGGTCTGGCGAGTCAAGAGTTATGCGCACAGTGCCCATCGGCCTCTCAAAGACAGCCTTCTCACCGCGCTTCGTAAATCGTGTGTCGGGCAGTGGTCGCCGGGGCGTGTCGCGCCCGAGCAGAGCCACCTCCGACAGGTGATTGTCCTTCCAAATCTCGGCGGATCGACGCGGGTAGGCGTTGGACGCCAACAGCGAGTCGAACGCCTCCTTGGGCATCTCGACATCGCCGACCACATAGCCGACGCCGTTCCGTTCCTCGTATCGCACGCTGGTCACGTCGCCGACAGCCTCGGGGCGGGTCGGCTTGCCGTCCTTCTCGTGTTCGATGACGAGTTTCGGGCGGCTGCCACGCTGGATGAACTTGCCCGTGCGGGAAACGATGTCCTTCACGCGGGCGTTGTCATAGCCCTGCATGGCCTCGTCCTCGTCCGAGTCGATGGACGGATCGAAGCCCATGAACAGTTCAAGGTTGCGGATGCGAACCTTGCCCTCGTCGGTCTTTTCAACGGTGTGGGATGCGGGCATAGTTACTTGATGTCGTACTTGCGGAGTTTTCCAAGATCCTCGTGAATGCCAAAGACAGCATCGTAGACCTTCTGATTTGTACCCACGAAATCCTGCTGCTTGACACTCTTGATGATCTTCAGATTTGCTTCAATGCGTGCCGCAATCTGCGACAGTTCAGATGCCATGCTTCGTGCAGCACTAACTTTCCCAAGAGTCTGTGCTGGAAGATCTCGCTGCTGATCTGACCACCATCCAAACCGCTCCTTCCGCATGTAGAAGCGATCCTCGACGGCCATCGTGTCCTTCGCGCCGGGGCGGGAGTTCAGCATTTCGTCGATGTAGTGGGTTGCGGTCTGAAGATCCAGCCAATCATCCTCGGTCTTTGCCAGCCGAGCCTCCTTGATGTGATCCTCGGCGGTAAGACGAGCATCCCGGTTTCCCTGTCGCTTGGCTTCGTCGCGCAGTTCGACAAGTTGTGCCATTACCTTGCGACGATCCACGGCCATCTTGTCCTTCTCACTTGCCATTCTTCACCTCCACATTCCAGTAGCGGCCGATGGCCTGCACCGGGCTGGTTGCGTTGTATCCCTTCGTCGCCGCGCGGCGACCGAAGTCGCGGGCCAAGTCCGCGTCCTCAAACGAAATCACGAGCGTATCGCTGCCAGACTGAACCGCACGCCATCCGCCCTCGGGCATCACCTTCGCCGCGAGCAACTTGCCGAGCATGGGCGAAGTGCTGGCCTCCGCGAATGAGCCGCGATCAAGGCTGGATACGTCGAACTTGTCGGGCTGGCCGGGGCGGGACATCTTCGTCAAATATTGATCCGCCACTTGAGCAGTTCCACCGTCGTTATCCCAATACACGACATATTCCGGATTTCCATACATGTCGCGCACAGGTCGATCAATGACACCAGTTCGCGGATTCCGTCCTTCATGGCTCACAACGCGATCACCCTTTTTGTAGCGGTGTGCGCCTTGTGGCTTCGGCACGAATGGGGCAGTTGGATGCCAAGCGCCATACCCCGCGAACCGCTCGGGCTGACCGGGGCGGGAGTGCGCCACCTTATAGTAATCGTTTGGCTTGGCTTGTTTTTGATTCAAAACCAACCATGTGACCGCTTCACGAAACCGCATCGGCCTTGGCAACCATATTTCTTTGCCAGATGGATCAACAAAGATCCATACCGTTGGCCCCACCGAGTCAATCTTTTGTCGAGCCGATGCTTCCCATTGCTCAACACTCCGTGGATCAATACGAAGAAACTTCTCGGGCTGGCCGGGCTTGCCGAAGTAGAACCGATCTTCTGTCTTGTTGGTCATCGCTTGAATCCGGGGTCTGGGTACTCGCCTCTGTCGATGATCTGCTGCCTCCGTGCGTTATACCGATCCAACGCACGCCGATCTAGGGTTCCGTCCCGCTTCACCAAGCCCATGCTCTGGGCCTCGTCAAAGGTCACCGGCTCCAGTGAACCACGGCAGTTGAACCCGTTAGGCGGCACAAGCCCCTGCCGCCTGAAGTCCTCTGCCGTGGCGATGTAGCCGTCCATCTGCCAATGCGAGCCGGGGTTCCGCGACTTGCCCTTGGGACGATAGACACCACCCGGCGCACCACGGGTTCGCTGGTCGTGAATCTCCACCAGCCGTAGCAGGGGTGCCCATCGGGCGACCGCCTCGCCGCTCATCGCGTCCACGGTGGCATCGTTGTACGCCGCCGCAACATTCGTGCGGTACACCGTTTCCGCTCGGGCTGCGGTCATCCCGATGATGCCCTCGACTTGTGCCCGCCTCACGAACCGGGACAGCGATCCAGTTCGCAGCCCCTTGGGCGTGGTGCGATTCTCAATGGCCTGTGCGACGAGTTCCTGTATCCGCTTGGCCTGCGATGCCGTAGCCCCCTTGATGCGGAAGGTGCCTCGCATGGCATCCTGCAACGCCTGTAGCCGCTTCGTGAGGTCACGGATGGCACTCTTGCTCTCCGCTCGGGCAAGCCGCTCGGCCAACCGTTCCGCCTCCCGCCGGATGCGTTGCACCGTCTGCCACGATCTGGGGATGCGGGTGCGGAACTTCCGGACAGCCTCCCACCATGTCCCGACCTTGAACTCCGGCCTAGCCGCCGCGAATGCCTCCGGCCTGTCTTCCGGCCAGTCTGCGGCCTCCCATTCGGCCCCCTGCCGCTTGGCGGCCGCGTGAGCCTGTGCCTCGCCCGCTAGGGCCGCGAGGGTCAGGACGCGGCCCATAGCCTCCCCGTAGCGTTCCCACGCCTCGTCGGCGTCCTCGGGTTCCTCGCGTACCTGAGCCGCGAGCGCGGCCCTATACCAGCGGCCCGCCTCCGCGATGCCTTGCCGGTAGATGCGTTCGATCTCGGTCACTTGCGACGGGTCTTGCGCTTGGCCTTGGGCTTGGCCGCCTTCATCTTGCGGCCCTTCTTCGCGTGCAGTTCGCCACGCCGCTTCATCGACAGGGCGATGGCCACCGCTTGATCCTGCGGGTAGCCCTCGTCACGCAGCAGGCTGATCTTCCGGCCCACGGCATCGTCCTCGGCTGCGTTCTCGTCCTTGCCCTCGGCCCGGTCGAGTTCCTTCGACTTCCGCGACGCCCACGACTTGCCGGGATCTCCCCCCCACAGGAGCCACGCGATATACCCAGCCGAGTCCTTGCCCCAGCCCTCGCCCTGCTTGTCCACTTCGTGCCGGGCGAAGTAGGAATTCATCCGCCGCACGGTGGACGGGCTCAGGGTCTTTCGGTTCGACAGGTCGCGGGCACGGGCCACGCCCACCTCGGTGCCGCCCCTGCCATGCTTCCGTCGAAGTTCCAGCCCACGCTTGGCAGCGTTCGCCATCGCCTCGGTCGGGGTCAGGTCAACATCCGACAGGGCGAAGCGATCCTTGGCGAACGGGGTCGGCTCGCCGTCCTCCTCGACGCTCACGCGGGCCTCGGGCTCGGTCGGCTCCGGCTCCGATCCCATCGGACGGACATCCAGCGGGGCCATGCCGCCCTCGGCAGGAGCCTGAAGCACGGATTCATCCTCCTCCGGCTCGGCCAGC